ATGATTTGTATCTCCAAAGCCAGTAGCTGTACCAGCGTTAGCGATCGTCACCCCTGACGGGATGTTGACCGTGTCACCTGAAACGCCTAAATTAATAGTAGACGTGTTCGTGCTACCAATTTGCATGGTAGACGTTCCAGATCTGGTATCTATCGTATCTACTTGTACTTTACTCAATTTTTACTCCTTTACGACTTAGGGTTTGCATCTTTGATCCCTTGGATACGTGCTTTCCACGTGTCGATATTTTTAAATATCTCATCCAGTTGATCGCCAATATCACCATAAGCCGCTTTTCTTGTACTTTTTACAGTATTGTTTGTCTCTTCGGTATTGCCTGCCGTATCATAATTCGCGAGAATTGCGTCCGTTGGTTTATCTAAACCATCCACGCTCCACGTTTTTATGTACGGGCCATTACCGTCCGAGTCATCCTGTAAAGCTACATTGCCTCCTGGACCGAAATCAGCCGTTTTGCTGTTCGCGGTACAATAAAGCTTAACTTTAGTTGATAGACTTGCCATATAGACCTCCTTTTAAAATTGTTATCATGTTATTAATTTGAAACCGCTAAACCAATTTCCATATGCATATAATCTTGGAGTACCAGAATTTACATTTAGTTTACCATAAACTTCAACATAATCACCTTCACTTAAATTAAAAGTTGAAGTAACTCTTAAACATTGTTCACCACCTTCATTGTTCCACATATTAACTGAATTACCAGTTCTATTTACTATGTTTGGAGTACTTCCATTAATATAAAAAGTTCCATAAAATAAATCTAATGTATTACTGTTAGCTATCCAATACAGTTGAGTATCAAATCTATATTTTCCTGCTTTTCCACTTGGAACTGTAAATTTGTCAGAGGCAAAAGCTGAATCACTATCAAAATCTTCTGTGTCAAAAGTAACTTTAGTAAAAGCATTATCTGATAATTCTTGATTAGAAGTTTTATAAACTAAAAACATTGGAGTATTATCTCCACCAAAACCTGTTTGCGTTCCATTATTTGTAATAGTCGCTCCTGAAGGAATCGTAATTGTATCACCAGAACTACCAATCTCTAATGATGTTCCTGATTGTGGATCTAATTTGTCTACGAATAAAGTTCCCATTATATTACCGTTAATGTTCCTTCTACCGTTACGGTGTTAGTAAAGTTTACTGGTCCAGCCACAAACGCATTTTGTGTGGACGCTACTGTAATTGTTGAAGTCACTGTTGCCAAGTTTAAATACATGCCGTTAAATGAACTAGATATTGCTGTGTGATCAACACTACCATCAGATGGTGTTTGTGATCCAACAGCAGCTCCTACGTTTACAACATATGCTGCATCGGAACCTGCCAATACATTTGAGCCTGTAGATAATTGTGTACCACTTGCTGTATAATCAACATCTGGTTTTTGTACGACATTGTTGACAACAAATCTTATTTCTGACGAATTTGCTACAGGTGTATTTAAGGTAAAAGCTGTTGCTGACCCATCACCCGTAATTGTCTGAGTAGACATGGATTTAAACTGATCACTATTTCTTGGTCCAATATAACCCATTTAATCTCCTTACGTGCTTATGCTGTCAATATATGATAACCAACAATCTGCTGAACTAGTTGTATCGCTTTCCACCTTTACAGCGTCTCCCGTTAATAAATTCACTTTTGCACCGCCATCAATAAATTCCATACTAGATCCTTGAGGGATGCTGACGTTTTTAGCCAGGTAATAATCATTACCACCACTGCTGATATATACGTCTACTTGTATTGTTTGTGTTACAACATTAGCAACACGAATACCAATAACGGCATCATCAGAGTTAGCGGTTAAAATTGTAGAAGCCGAGGTTCCTATATTTCTTGCTTTTGCGTTTTCAAAATCTTGTGCCATATATATCCTTGTATCAGAGTGCCACCGACATTGCAATTACGAAGCCAGCACTAACACCACTTGATGCAGCCCATTCAGGTGCATTACCACCAGAATTAACTTGTAATACTTGACCAGCCGATCCTATACCTAAACGTGCAGGTGTATTTGCTGCAGAAGCGTAAGCTAAATCTCCTTGGCCTGTTAATACCATATCCATTGTTTTACTTGCAGGAAATGTACAGAATACATCTTTTGTGCCTGAAGAAAAGTTTACAGCAGAATCACTGTTGGAACTAGATATAACTGTCGTTCTTGTTATTGTTGAACTATCGCCGTTAAGTGTACCAAGACCCACTTCAAACTCATTGGCTGTTTGATGTACGATAGCATAATACGTTGTATTACTATTACCGACACCCGCAGCGAAAGTTTCAAATGAACTTACTGCTCCAGCGAGCGTTATCGCTCCTGTGCCAGTTGTAGTCGTGGTTTCTTTAACACGATCGTTGAGGACTAAAGCCATTTAGTCCCCCTACGAAATTCTTATAATAGCATCACTTGTATTAGCTGCTGGGAACTGCACAGTAAACGTACCGTTTGATGCTGTAAAGTCACCACCGAATGCTAAAATACAAACGGCATCTGTAGTACCTGAGCCACCATCAGTCTGTGTGTTGTAGATCATTGCACCGTTAGCGGTAAAGCTAGCTGAAGTCCATTGAGCGTCAGCGAAATCAACAAAAGCTGTTGATGCTCCTGATCCACCTGTTACACCATTATTAGTTAGTGTTTCACCACCTGCTGTGTAAGCAGAGCCAGATGTGTTTGTTATTTCGTTAGTAGTTGAATAATCTGTAGTAGAAGCTCCTAAGCTTGCAGATGAAGTAAATAATGCAATCTTGAAGGTATCTCCACCAGACGAGTCAAAATCATGAAACCCTTTTAAAAGATCTCTCTTAAAAGTGTTGCATATTGCAGACGATATTGCCATGTTTTATCTCCTTATGGTTGTTTCGATTCAAGAGGAAGTCGGAGAACGCCATCAGAGTATTCGTCACGTCTTCTTCTACCTTGTTGTTCAAGTTGCAAGCCTTGTAGTGCTTGTTGATAGCCTTGTTCATAGAAAGCTAAAAGATTATCTGGTCCTTTTAAGAACTTATATGCCTCCGATAGGCAAGCATATAAAAGAACTCTTGGAGCATTTGTACTCACCCAAGTTGTTGTATTAGATGAGGATAATCCAGTTTCTTGCTTGTTCAAAGCTAATTCAATATTATAATTGGAATTTGGTGTAGGTGCAAGATATATTGTGTCTTGATCCCACATTGCGTAATATTTAGGTTGCGCTTGAGATGTTCGATCTGGCCAATATTCATTCATATAGGAAATATCTTTTTGCTCCAAATAATCACGAGTAGGTGTTCCTGTTGCTGGATATATCTGTGCTGATCTGATAAAGGCTAATTGTCCTGTATCTGCACCAGGTAAGGTGACAAAAGGATTACCTTGTGTCAGACTAGCAAATTGATAGGACCTATATACATCTAAATCAATATCTCTAAATATACGTTTTTCGGCATGTTGAATAAAATCATCAAGAATAGTATCTGTTAAAACATCACTAGATGTTTCTGTGTAATCTCTAATTTGTGTTAATAATTCTGAATAAGTTGTCATGTTATACTCACCGTTATTGTACCTAAAAATGATTTAATTTCTATATCTTTATTCTCTTGATCTGTCCCTTCTAAAGGTTGCATTGTATTGACAATCACTGTCTCATAAGCTCCTGGAGATGGTATTGGATTAAACTGTGATATGGTTTGTTTTTTGACACCGAATATATTTCTAGCATAAAGGTTATTGGTTAAAGGAACAATAGCACTAATTTTTTGTGCTTTAGCATATTGTAAAGATTGTGGATCAGATACTTTTGGTAAAGGCTCTAGCTGCGGATGTTTAGGCTCAAATTCACTAATATGTACCCATGAACCATTCCATTCTTGCACCATTTCATTATAAGGAAATGCCATACCTGAACGATCAGATATTCGCTGTGCAAATTTACCTGATGCATATCTAGCCATTTAGACTCCTGGAAGATATGTTTTAGGAGTCAAAAATAAACTTGTTCTTTCACCATCTTGATCCGCCGCTCGTTGGAACTCATCTTCATAAATTTGTTTTAATAATTGAATTCTGTCTGGCGCTTTTTTCATAGCTATGTAATAAGCTAATCCAGCAGATAAACATGGAAGAAATCGAAAAGGAATCTCATTATTATTCGTGTAATCGCCCGAGTCCTTCATCCGAACAAGAGCATAATATATTAGAGTGTATGCTGAATCTGCAGCAGGATATAGATATAGTGTTGGGTTTATCGTACGTTCAAAATAGTATTGAGTTGGTCGTCCGCTGGTCGTTTTAACAGTATAGTTCCAATACGTAGCTCTACTTATACTTGATGTTGAATAATCATTATTACTTGAATCACGAATAATAACATCAGTAATATCAACAATCTGTTGACTATCATCTGCACCAGATCCAAATAAATTAGTTCCAGTTAAAGCTGTTGTATTAGCCGCTAATGTTTTTTCTTGTTTTTGAATTGTCCAAAGGTTCAATCCTCTATTAGCCCATTCAGCTAACATTAAATTAAGAGAACGTCGTGCGGTCTTTATATCGTAGCCACTACGAATTTGTAGACCGCATCGTTCAAAAGCTTCTTCTGATATATCATCAATTGATAAATTGAAATCTGATGTTGAAGAATAAGTTGGCATCTATTTTTTTGCTTTTTTCTTTTTAGCACTCATCATGCCGCCGCCACGTTTCTTGACGACTTTTTTCTTTGCAGAACCGCCGCCCATCATTTCCATCATGCCGCCGCCACGTTTTTTAACAACTGGCTTACCGCCTTTTTTCATCATACCGACTCTTTTTTTCTTACCCATCATGTTGACCTCCGAATATTCGTTTAAAGGTTTCTTGTCTAGATACTACGACGTCTTTATAGTACCCTTTTGGCCACTTCTTATAGTAACCTTGACGATGTAGTTTATCAGAAGCTTCCTGTAATTGCGAGAACTTTTGTATCAACATCATAGAATACATAAGATCACTCTCTACAAGTGGGGTCTCCCCATTTGGAGTAACCAAAAACTCTTGTTCTTCTTCATTGGCTGGATTGAGGGGATGAAAACCCATAAAAAATATATCCTTTTCATTATACCAATTATTGTATGCATCAATAATATCCTGAAATTCCTCTAGAGAATAATTAAAGTATGGATCACAAAATATCAATATCTCATAAACATGAAAATCTAATTGTTTTAATTGAGCGTTAAGTTCTGTTTTATACCATTTGTTCTTTCTCTTTACTTCAATAATAACTTTATTATCCTGCCATGTTTTCTTTGCAAAAGGACATGCGGGAAAACCACCTAAATGTTTATTAGGTATTTCAAGAAAGTGTTCAGACCATTTACGAACGTCGTTTATTATTTTTTTTTTAGAATACACCTTTAAAATTAAAGCCTCTTACAGCTGCCCCTGCTCTTCTTTCTTTAGATATAAATCCTCCCGTTGCTGCAAATGTTTTTACATTCGTAGGTTTACCACCAGGATTACCTGCTTTTCTTTTTCTTGATACAGCAGAACGTTTTTGATTTTCTGACATTTTACTAGCTTTTGCTAAAGGAACACATTTAGGATATTTTCTTTTACTTCCCTTACTACTTTTTCTGCCGCAAGGTTGATACTTTCCATTTTTTTTTGGAGATCCTATATCAACCCATTTTTCTTTTACCCATTCTCTTAAAGACATTATGTAACTGCTGTTCTTTTACGTTTTTTCTCCATGACTCCTCCACATCCTCTTGCAATACCACCCTTGTTAAGATGAGAAACCTTTTTTCTTTTTTGCGAAAGTTTGTTGGAAGCAATTGCTCCTCCATTAGCTTTTGATTTTACTTTTCCAGAACAAACTGCAGAAGCATACATGTTAGCGTAAGCTGATGGGTAAACATCATATTTTCTTTTAGCTGCAGCTTTTCCTCTAGCACATAATTTACCCATGACCTTGACCTCTATATTTAACGTGTTGACGTCTTTTATTTTTATTCTTCGGCCTACTGCGTGAAGAATTACCTATACTAGTTCTTTTTTTAATAGGTGTAAAGTATTGGTTATTTGGGAGTTTAGCTACCATTACTTCATTTGAGATAAAGGATTAGCGAGAGTTAGTTTGATTTGTTTATCAATGCTCTCTTGCAATTCTGTCATGGCTTCATTTAATTCATTTTCTAATTTTTGCATATCGGACTCAATACCATCCACCGTTAATTTTAAGTCTTTTTCATTTGATCTAGAATCTTCTTTTACTCTTGTCTCTACATCCTCAACAATTGTTTCAATACGTCTCACATCACCTTTTAAATCGTTTTTTA